GCCGCAGGTAGCGTCGTGATGAAGTCCCAGTCTTGCGGGTCTTCAAGTCTCAACCCATAGCGGTTAATTGCGGCTTGGTCAGAGGAGCCGGAGTTTGAGAGATTCAGATTCTTAGCGCGAGTCTCTTCATTGCGCTGCTCTTCCTGCTCGAATGAAACGATAAGAGAGTCCAGACCCTTGGCGTCTGCCAACATGGTCTCAACCTTAGTGCGAAGTTCCGACGTAAACAACTTCATATCGGATGGCACCAGTGCGTTTGCGTCAGCTACCAACTTGGCACGCTGTTCGCGGAGTTCAATTGCCTTGCTCATTGTGTGAGTCCTATATTTATGGGGGTTACCCAGTTACTTCGTGTTGCTTTATGTTTTGCAGCGTTGCAAAACTAGGCGGGTTGTTGTCATCTCGCTTGCCCATTCAAGGGCTGCTCTAGGCGGCGAAGTATATTTGTTAAAACTCTTTGGCAGCTTCCAGAGCCAGCATTATGGCTCTTAAGTCTTGGCAGTCACAGTTTGGGTCGTTGCAATCTTCATCGCTGCAAATGCCGCAAGCATCAGCTTTGCACTGTTCACAATCGCACTGACAGTCGGTGTCGCTGGACTTTTCATCTGTAGTTGCGGATGAATCGCCGCGAGTCTCCGGGATAGTGATTGCACCATCGGGGAAAAGGGTACGCAGTTGCACCGCAGGGGATTCATACGCGGGGAAAGTGCATCCGGGGGAAATCTCAAACAACTCAACATCGTTAAGAGTACGGATGTTCCCACCCTTTTCGTCGGTAGACCACGAGTCGGCCTTTGTTACGAATCCAAAACTGGCTCCTGTCACGTCCCCACGGGTAACGCTGACTTTGAGGTCTCGTGCGGCTTGAGTGTCGGGCAACTCGCATGAGAAAGACAATCCCTTGTCATCCTCATGTAGCTGTAGAGTGCCGCTGGCTGTGTTGCCGATGCAGTGGTCCGTATTGTGGTTGACCAGGGCACGGATAGGGGCTGTGGAGGATATTGAAGATGCAAAGCAGCCGGGGGTGATCTTTTCACGAAAACCACCCAAGTCAGCAGACAAGGAATTAAATCGGGCAATGTAGCCTGTAAGTGTGCTACCCTCTGCCTGTATCTCTGTGATATTTGACCTAATCTCGCGTTTACTCATTTGTAATTACCTCTAATTGCTCCTTGGCTCTTATCTCGGCGGCGTCCTCTTCGACTGCATAGATAAGACTTTTCAATAACTTTCTGAATTCGGCGTCGGCGGCTGTCTTGCCGAGTCTGGTTTCAAGGCCGGTAAAGTATTTTCTATTGCCTTTTGCTCGGCAGAACCGACCGTGTTGCCACTCCTGAAATAGACTCCAACCGCGCTGCATATCGGAGCCAGCGTTTGCGTTATCGCGGCAACATCTTTCTTTGCCCTATTCTGCAACCGGCTGTACGCATCATTGAAGAGAGGTTCAAGTACAGACCGTGGTTGCTGTTTGCTGGGCGTAGGAGGCGGTTTAGCGACTGGCTGATGAGATTTGTTGCTACCTTAGCTGCCTGAGCATCGGGGTCAACAGCAGCCGGTTTATCGTCATCAGGGCTGGTATCCGCCGGGTCATTATCCGTCTCTATGCCCTCTGCGGCTGTAGCTGTAGTGGCGTCTACATAGTTCAATGGCCTGATGTACACATCCCCACCGGGAACTGGTTCCATGCCGAGTTGTTCCCTGATGTCGTTTGCTGAAAGCCAGCCGCCCATACGCCCCGCCGTCTGCTTGGCCGTGAGGGTTAGGGTATCCGCTGCAAGCAGGGCGTCAAGATAATGGCGTATGACGTACTGATTGGCGGAGCGCCCAAACGATGGGAGCAACTTGTACTGAAACTCCTGCTGAATCTTGGTCAACCACGGCGTCAGTGAGTAAGAAAGAAACTCTCTGTTCTGTGCCTCAACCGTACTCTTGAGAATCTTTTCCGTGCTGCCAACCATATACCCCGGCACACGCAAAAATGCAGCAATCTCATCGCGGGTATACTTGGATGTGTTAGTGTATTCAGACAGCGCGTTGGGGTCTGTCTCGACAGGGACAATCTTTACACCATTCGGCAATACCCCCACCCTAAAAGCATTCGCTCCTGTAGACAGGGCTTCAACATCCAGCCGCATCGTTGTTAAGTCTTCCGGTGTAAGGTCGTGGTCAGCTTGCAGATAAAATTGATTTCGTGCCCCATTGGCGTAGAAACGCGCTCCAAAACGAGCGGCTACAAGTGCAAGCCCTATGCACTGACGAGCCATCTTCGCAAAGGATGTACCCTGCAAACCATCGAAGGAGAAGCCGACGATGTGGAGCATATCCTCAGTCTTGATAGTTGCCGGTAATCCATCGGCGGTATCTGTTGTTTCAAAAGCTAGCATTCCGTTCTTGCGGACCGGCTTTGTTTTCCACGGAGACAACGGCCAGAGTGCAACAGGTCGAGCTCCGCTTGAATCACGTTCAATCTTGGCGTAAGCATTGCCCCACCCGGCTGCTGCCGTCATCAGCGTTTGAAAGAACACTGTCGCCGACATCTGCGGGTTAGGACGCTCAGTGAGCAGATAGTACAGGTAGTGCGATGGCGCTGGACACTGACCGCGTGGCATCTTTTCATATACGCGCAACGGAAGAGAACCAATCGACTCGGAAAGAATACGAATGCAGGTCAAATAAGTTGGAACTTCAAAACTGGTGCGTTCATTGACAGTCTCATTACTATCAGTGAATGTGCCCATCCCCATAGCAGCAAGCCCAGCGGCCAGTGAGACCCCAGCTTGATTGAGATTCACACCGTCACGCTTCTCATGCGGAGACTGTAAGTTAAGAGATATTAGTCCAGACATTTATGCTGCCTTCCGTGCTGCCCACTCACTAAAGCCATACGATTCTTTGGTACTTCTTTGGTGGTTCCGGTGCTTGAATCGCCTGAGACAGAGCAATAATCGTTGCAACTGGACCGTCAATCTTATCCTCTGGCTTGTTTTTCCTTGGGAATATATTGTCGTTAAAGTCCGTCTTAATCTCGACATTCGACATTTGCCAGTTCATGCACGGGTTGTTATCGTGGTGCATCGTTCCATTTAGCACACCTGATTCCAACCGCTTCATCGGCTCTGATAGGAACTTGACTTGCATCGGAACCTTGACGCGCATTATCCCGGTACGTGACTCGAACTGCTGAGTAATATCTGTAGAACCCCACGGGTCACAGCAAAGCGCCTTGACGTTATACTGCTCAACATCCTTTTGAAGGTCAGCGGAGATTCGTGCATAATCAATCTCTGCCCCGTCTGTGCTGATTAAATGCCCATCATGCACCCAGCGTTGGTAATGCTGTGCCGTAGGGTCACTCGCTTTTGCTTCCGGCAGGTAGAAACGCGGCACGATGTAATAGTGGTACTTGCCATCTTGCAGCTTGCGAAACACCTTGACTGCGGCTGCAATGTCAGTTTTCGAGGCCAAGTCCAGACCGATGAAACACTCACAACTCATGAGAAACTCATTCGTCAGAGGTTCTGTCACAGCGGAGGCTTGCCAGTTAGTTGCATTCATCCATGCCGTTGTCGCGGTCATCCATTGGTTAAGATGTTTGCAGCGGAAGATATTTTGCTTGGCTGAGTTGCGTACAGCCTCGGCTTGGTCCAGCAATAATGCTTCTTCGTCGTTGCTGATACCCAGATTTGGGTTGGCCATGACCAGGGCATCGCGTGTAGTCCAGTCTATCTCAGGGTCAACAGTGTAGATAATGCCAAACAGCCGGTCGTTTTCTACCGTACCGTCTAATACCTTCTCGACTTCCCTTTGTTTCTCTAGGCATGGGCTTTGAGTCGATACACCCGCGGTTGAAATCTCCAACAGGAGTGAGTTCTTACGCTTGTTAGCTCCCGTCTTGAAGCAATCGTACTGTACCGCATCTAATGCTTGATGCCACTCGTCAAGAACCGCAAGGTAAATACTTGCTCCGTCCTTTGGTTCCCGGATGACTGACTTAAAGCGGGAACGCGTTGAACTCTGATAGATACTTTTTGCTGCTACCGTTATGCCATAACGCTTCGTGAGTTCGGGTACTTGCTCCAGCATTGCTTTCGCTGGCCTGAATACCTCGTGGGCTTGCTCTTCCGACGCAGCACCACGATAGGACTCTGCTCCCGGCTCACTATCGAAGAAAGTCATCCATATAGCAATGATGGCTGCTAATGGACTCTTACCATTACCGCGCGGAACCAAGATGAAGGCTTCCCTGTACTTGCGGGTTCCATCCTCATCAATAAGACCGAAGATATTGCAGAGAATGAACACCTGCCAATCTTCTAACCTGAAACGCTGCCCCTGTAGCCGAGCTTTTTCATGCCGCATCAACTCGGCAACCCTGCATACCTCATTCGCAATACCAGGAACAAAAAACCAGCAGCTCTCAGTGTTACGAAGGTCAGTTAGAAAGCGTTTCGCTGCCTGTTTGACCTGCTTGCAAGATATAATCTGGCCGGTCGTTAACCGTTGGGCGTACAAAATTGCGCGTTCGTGAAATTGCAAACTCGTCATCTATATCTTGTTTCTGCGGTTCTGCTGACAATCGTGTGCGGGATGATGGGCTGAGTCCAAGCTCGGCACCAAACTTTCGCATCTGGTCAGCCGACGTATTGATAATCCCGATAAGCGGGTTTTGCATCGGATAACCTGTCTTGGTGCCGACAACCAGAACAGACTTTCCTTTGGTGTGTTTTAACTCATTTAGCTCTGCTGTGGCCTCTGACCATCGGGAGTATGCATCACAATAGCTTGCAAGCATCGCTCTATCAACTGACGTGAGCAGCCCGACCGCAATAAGCTCTCGACTGATGCGTGTCCATTCTCTCTTTGCGATAGCATCAAGGCAGGATGGGCAGGTAGGAATCCCGGATGGTTTAGGTTCGTTCTTATTCAGCTTCCGTTTTCCGGGTTGCCAGCGAGTTCCTTGACTGCGGTCGGTTTTGGTTTACGTCCTGCTACCGTTACTCCCCCAGCCCGTTACCGTCCAATCGCTCCACCTCGTAGCGGAGGCTGGTAGCCCCTAACCGCAGTAACTCAGGCCGAAAGAGCGGCGGACGTTCAAACGACGGCTCCCACGTAGCGCAGCTCTCGTCCTGCGGAACCCTGACCGCGAGGCCGCTATCAATGTCGGCCAGCACCTTAAGGATGAGGCGCAAATCCAGCGGGGCAAGCTGCTCCCGCCAGAGGCTCTCTGCCGTTTCGCCGGGTCTGACAAATACGTGCTGTTGAGCCGCAATCGCCCCACAGTCGATACCGTCACTAAGCCAGTACACCGAGCCGCCCGTGACCCTGTCGCCGCCGTGTATAGCCCACCGCACCGCGTCCCGCCCCCTGTGCAGCGGTAGTAGCGAGGGGTGGTAGCCGATAGCCCCAAAGGTCGCCCGTTCACGCGTCTTGCGCCCGATAAAGTCATGGCTGTGGGCAGCAACGATTAAGTCTGTTCCAGCGGGCAGCGAGTCCGCTCTCACCTCTGGTTGCCAAGGGATTCGGAGGCGTTCGGCGGTTGCCCGTACTCTATCAGAAATCTGCGACCCATCTGTTGCAAGGTGGTCAGCAATCGGCGGGCTGGATACGCCCAGGATTGTGTACTTTCCGGCGACGGCCTCAAGTACAGAAGCTCCAAATTGTTTCTGCCCGCATAAAAAGATATTCATTTACTCTCAGCCGTAATACCGGAATCCTTGCACCGCTCGAAAATGACCGCCATAGCCCGTGCCCATGCCGACTGGCTCTTTGCC